GCGCCTCGCACTTTGGTTGCTAAAATAACAACTCCCGAACCAGACAGATCACATGACACTGTAAACCCGGAGGGAATGATTGCTGATAATTTTCTAAAGAACCCAGTTGTCCAATTTGCCCATAAATACGATGAGTTGCCAATTGCAAAATGTATCGGGCTTAAAGTAACTAAAACCGGCGTACTTGCAACTGTTGAATTTCCCCAAGAAGGCATTTATCCAAAAGCCGATGCAGTTTACCAAATGTACAAAGGCGGGTTTTTAAATGCCTGGTCAATTGGATTTATGCCATTGGAATATGACGAGAATGATGCTGGTGGATATAACTTTAAATCTTGGGAATTGTATGAGTTTTCCTCAGTCCCGGTTCCTGACAATGCAGAGGCTTTGACTGTGATGCGATCTAAAGGGATTGACGTTGATATTCTCTTAAAAGAAAATGAGCCTGTAGTTGATCCTGAACCAGAACCACCCGAAGAAGTCGAAAATGTAGAACCGACAGAAGATATAAAAATAATTGATTTGACCGTTGCCGAATTTAAAGACCTAATTTCACCCAAAGAAAAAGACGTTGACGAAGTTATTGCCCTCTCCTATATCCTTGACCAATTGAGTTTCTTTATATCTGCTTTTGAGCAAGCCGCAGTCAATCCACAATCAATCGAGAAAATGAAACAGGCACTTGCTCTTATCATGGCAGTTGTCCAAGAACAGACGACTCTAGGGACTAAAGAAATAACAATTAAGTCAGGCCGGACAATTTCTTCAAAACATGAAGGATTGCTTAAAAGTTCTTTTGGTCATATGGGGGCTGCTATGGACGATGTCCAATCAGTTTTAGATAGTGTCAATGTCCTAGAAGAAGAACCTGCCCCAACAGTTGTTAATGATGATGCTCCTGTATCACTTACAAAAAAATTGCTTAAACAAATTGATTTAACACAAAGCCAAATGAAAAAGACCGACAAGGAAGTTGGTCTGACATTGCGATTGATTAAAGCAGTAAAAAAAGAATCGAAGGGAGGTGAAATAATAAATGGTTAGAAAAGAAGAAGGAGAAGAAGAACCGAAAGTTGAGGGCGAAGGGGAACCAGAACCTAAAACTGAGGAGGAGGAAAAAGAACTCCACGCTGTGGCTGAGGCATTAACGCCGATGGTTCTTGAGAAAATCAAGAATGATAAGCCACTCCGCAAAGACATTTTTGGCGGTAGCGATACTGGCGAAAAGGCAGAAATTCTAGAAAGAAAGACTGCTGCTGCGGAATACCTTAAGAAATTGGCACTAGGACAAAACACCAAAGACCTATCCGCCGGAGTATCCGGTAGTGGATCAGAACTTGTGCCGACTTATGTATCCGACCAGATAATTTCGGTTGCTCAAAATTACGGTCTTATTAGAAAGTACGCAAGGAAATGGCCTATGCAGGGAATTAACGTTAATATCCCGACCATGACCACCTTGACGGCTTACAGACTGGCGACAGACGTCGCAGCAATAACCGCATCCCAACCAACAACTGGCGCATTAGAATTGCGTGCTAAAACAGTTGGGGTCATTATCCCTATTTCCAAAGTGTTACTTCAAAACAGCACTGCCGACTTAATTGACGCTATAACTCAATTGGCTGGTAAGGCAATCGCCAAACTGGAAGACCAATGGGGATTATTGGGTCTGGGTGTCGGAGAGGGAGTTTTCCAAACTACAGGCGTTCCAGTTCACACGTTAGGAAGTGGCGACACTGACTATGCGGATGTGATCGCTGAAGACCTTTTGTCAGCACTTGATTTGCTTGACGAAAACTTTTATGGAGAGAATTTAAGATGGGCAATGTCATTGTCTATTTTGAACGTATTCCGAAAGTTAAGGTCTGTTGTTGGTTCTGACAAGCAAGGATTCTTGTTTGAAGGATTTGGTGGAAGCATACCGGCAACAATGTGGGATATTCCTTACGATATAAGCGCTGTAATGCCTAAGAACGCAGACGTTTCTCAGGCAGGCAAGAAGTTTATCGGTTTAGTCAATTACGACAACCTTATTCATGGTGATGCTATGGAATACACTATGGAGATGTCTGACCAAGCCACCGTTACTGATACTGACGGGACGACTTTAATCAACCTATTCCAACAGAATATGGTTGCTCTTAAAGTTTATGGTTTGATTGATATTGCGTTGTCTAACCCGACTAAAGCGCATTCTGTCATTGCGACAGCGGCTTCGTAAACCGAGTCTTTTTAGAACGTGTACCCATAGCACAAAAACATACAATTAAAATGGGAACTTCGCTTAAAGGTGAACGGCAATCTTAAAAGAAATACCGCAAGCAACAATTTTAAAAACATGAAAGTAAAAGTTGATCATTCAGGAAGTTGCGCAGGATACAATTTTAAAGTAGGTGAGATTGTAGATTTGCCGGAGAATGTAGTTTCGGCACTTGGGAGTCATGCAGTACCACTAGGCGCAAAGATTGAAGAAAAAGAAGCACCGGCGCCCAAAAATAGAATGGTTGTTAAATCGAAAGTTGTAACTAAATAAAAATGTATAAACTACTAAAAAATAAAAGGTAAAATTAAAACATGGCTGCTACATTTGTCTGGCAATTAGATACAGGAAACACGACAGGTAGTCCTGCAAAGGGAACTACCAGAACTACTCCTACTGACGTTAACTGGAAAAATAGCGGAGTTGCTACAGACGTTTACTCCTCATACCCGATTACCGCAGGGAACAATAGTTTTCAATTAGCACTTCACGGAAAGTTTACCACAGGTACTTTTAATAATATCTCTGCCGGTCTTTTTGCTCACACAGCAACGTCATTTGCTGCAAACTTAACGCTCAAAGGGATTATAGCAATGACCGCAGACGCTTCTAGGTGGTTGTATGTAACCCCTTCAGCAGCAGCCGATACTAATTTAACTGTTGATATGACCACAGCCATTGCAATTGGTTCAGGTGTGGCGGTTTGGTTTGGGCCAACTGGGCCGGAAGCAACCGGCAAGGCAGCAAACCAAAACACTGGAGTAGACCAATATACTAATTTCTTGACGACCCAACTGCAAACGGCAGCAGGGGCAGCAGCAGGAGATACAGCACAAGTTACTTTAACTTTACAATATAACGAAAACTAACATGGACAAAATTATAAAAACAATCTTTTGTGCAAATGAACAGGTAGAAACCACTCATGTTTTGAGTGCATCTCCTTCTGGCGAGGTTTGTGCTACTTGCGAAGTCTGCGGCAGGGTCTTAAAGTTTCCCGCCGGAGTTAGCCGGAAAGAATTTGACGATTTAGTAGCCGCTCACCAAGAAGCCAACCAAGGGCAAGTTACAGTCGAGTCAATCGAAAAGACTTTGGCAGAATTGGCAGATGCGCCAGTTAAAGTAAAAGAAGAAGTCCCTAACTTTACAGACGGTAGTGGAATAGACGAACCAGTAGAATAAACTTAATACAATAAGGAGGCAATACAATGTCAGAACAATCATTTACCCTTAAATATCTTTTTCATGTCGAGTATGTAGATGGTACGAAGTTTGGCCAGCCTCAAGACGATGATTCTAAACTAAAACCCGGCAAGACCTCGGCTTTTTATGATGTTCTAAATTCAGGCAAGGTTGTCAGGAAGTTTACTTTAAAAGAAGTCAAAGGTAAGAAAAGTATTTCGGTTGATTTATTCTCAGGAGAGTTTGAAGTAAACGGCGTACCAATTTATACCGACCTATTGCCTTATCCGCTTAAAAGGGAACTGATCTTTTACCGCCAGCACCAACACGATACCCAAGTTACCTATAAACCCAAAACTGGGGAAATGTTAGGGCATACTCCCGGCGACCACAGAGTCAGATACTTTATTGGCTGGCAGGCAAATGTCGGCGGCAAGAATTACCAGCAAAAAATCGGGGTAGATTAAAACATGGCCTACACTATAACTGATGGAATTAAAACGATCCCTTTTATAAGGACTGGAACGTGCGACAGGTGTCCTTTAAACCAGCCAGCCCCATGCTGTATCGGTTGTCCTCACTTTGCCATTGTAGATAAGGTCAACACCTGTCTTATTTATGCTACCAGAAACAGGAAGTGCGACTCATGTATCAAACTTGGTGGTTTTGTAGATAAGAACGGTACCCACGCCGATTGCATAGACTGGCCACAACATCCCCTCATGGACTCCATAAAAACAGGTGCTTGTAAATTTAAGTTTACCTTGGCCAACCCAGATGATAAAGCAACATTTGATGAGGCAAATAGCAAATGGTAAACAAACTAAAGGAACTTCATAGTAGGTTTAAGGATTGGAAACCAATCCATTTGTGTTGGTGGTTTACTAAACATGGACTTCCTATTCCGCCTTATTTAATCGGTAAGCCCACTAAATTTAGTCAGATTCACGCTAGATGGTATGCAGATGGTACGGAAAATGGTTCTACTCCCTTACAAAATGAAGATACAAATACTTCTCAAGTAGTCACCGCTACAACAGGAAACTATGTCTGTCAGTTGAGAATGTCGCTTCAGGAAACTAATGCTGGTTCTGCCACAGAAACTTATACCTTAAGATATCAAAAGAACGGAACAGGGGGATATGTTGTTGTTAACGCTACAAGTGCAAATGTTAAGTCTGTTGCTTCGGCTAATATCGCTGATGATGCCAATACCACAGACAGGGCGACTAATGGACTGACAAACGGT